GATCCGTACCGCGCTGGTACTGAGATAAGTCTCGGTGAGGGCGAGAATGTAGAGCCTTTAGGGTTGCTAGAGATAGCTAAAGAGACTGGCGCCTATATGGGTGTCGTAGCTGGTGAGATACAACGTGGTTCGCTGCCATTCTCGGTATACGGTGAGCTTGAATTCCAGCTTTCTGGGTTCGCTATCAATACTTTGAGGCAGGGTATCCAGACGGTCATCGAGCCGCGTATCGATGCTCTGAGAGATTGTTACCGTCAGATATCGAATATGCTAGCTGACCAGTATGCAAGCGGAACATTCGATGCGATCGAGCTTTCTGGTTGGGCTAATAACCGTCAGTGGTTCAGTGATGAGATCACCTACGAGATGATTGATGGGGTAGGTGCTCCTGAGATCGACTTTGTGGGTAACCTGCCGCAGGACGAGATGACCAAGATGAGCATGGCGCAGATGGCTCGTGAGGGCCCACAGCCTTTGCTGCCTGACGTGGTCATACGCGATGAGATCCTGGGGCTGCAGTCTGCAGACGAGATAGAGAACCAGATCAAGGAGCAGATGGGCGAGCGTATGCTGCCTGAGGCTGCTTTGTGGTCTATCTTGAAGGCTACAGAAGACCGTGGACGTCCTGATCTGGCCCAGTTCTACATGGGCCAGCTGCAGGAAGTATTGATGCAGAAGCAGCTTATGCAGCAGCAGATGATGATGCAGATGCAGGGCGGCGGTCAAGGACAAGCTCCCGGCGCTCCCGGTCCTGGTGTGCCTCCGCCGGGTCCGGGTGCTCCTTCTCCTGGTGGCGCAGGGCCAGGTCCTACCCCTGGTCCCGGCCCTGGCGCTGCTGGACCTGGATTGAGGCCAGAAGTGATGCCGGCAGCAGGGCTAGGCATTCCACCACCAGCTCCTACTCCACCTGGTATGCCAGCTGGTCCACCAGGGACACCGCGTCCAGGAGCCCAAGGTGATACAGAAAGACTTAGAAGACTCGGTCTATTCGGACCTGGAGGTTAGTTATGGTATCGATGCAATTTGATCCAGATTTTGGTTGGATACCAGTAGATGCACAAGGGAATTTTGATGTTGCTGCAGACGCTGCGATAAACGCAGAGAGAGCTGCACGCGGCATCGATGTACGTGACCCCGGGATGATGTATCGCCCTGATGTGACGAAAACTCTGGGTGCAACGCCAGGTCAACCAGCGACCTATACAGCAGGATTCGGTCAAATAGCTGACCCACTTATCACGTTAGCTAACCTTGCAAAAGCTCCTGGAGCTATAGGCAGAGAAACTGGAAACGTAGGTAGTGGTGCGGATGCTTTGATGAAAGCTATCCAGGTAGCTGCCCAGGGGATGGCAGAAGCAGGTCAGCCCGATCCTCTGGCTGCAGCTCTCGCAACACAAGGTCTAACACCTTCTTACGAAGAGGAACCAGTAGCACCAGTAGCACCAGTAGCACCAGTAGCACCAGTGACTGGACCACAAGAAGGCGATGAACGCACTGACGATGCTGGTAATACATACACTTTCACAAATGGAGCTTGGACACAGACTGGAACCGGCGAAGGACGGATCGAAGGTGATGGTACTCTATCACCTTCTGGATGGACTCCTGGTTATGCAGAATTATGGAGAGAATTGAATGGTGGCAGCATAACTGACGTTAGAGAGATAGATCGATTGATCTCTGCTGGTGGATTCACTCCTGAAGAGAAAGCACAACTCGCTGAACGGGCAGCAATCGCTATTATGAATGGCGCACCTGCTGGGTCAGACATGGAAGCCGTTCAGATAGATCTGGAGAGTATCTGGAACAAGTTCGTAGCGCCTCATAGTGGTGCCCAGCCAGGGCAATTCACAGATTGGGCTTCTGGCATGGGTTGGACTGTTGTAGATAGTTCTATAGACCAGGAGGCAACTGGTCTTGGTAGCCTTGGAGATGTACAACCCGGCCAGGATGTAGGAGCTTATTGGGCTTCAATTTTTGAAGGTACGTTTGCTGGTACTGCAGGAGGTAGCTGGGAATCTAAGATAGATTCGATAGCAACTGCTCTCTATAAGAACCCAGATGTATGGGCTAGTAGACCAGGTATGGCTGGACTCAACCCTGAAAATTTTACCCTCCAAGAGATCAAACAATGGCTGACTGATACTGCGTGGGGGTCTATTCCAGAAGCTGAACGTACCAGGTTAACCGGGGCATACGGTGGAAATAGCCCGGTACCAGGGATGTATGACATCAAGGGCGCACCTAGTGCTGCCGCACCTAGTGCTGCCGCACCTGGTGCTGCCGCACCTGGTGCTACCGCACCTGGTGCTCAACCTGGTGCCCAACCTAGTGGGCCAACTCCAGTAACAGGACCTGGTGGAGTGCCGGTACCTACTCCTTCAGTTACTCCTCGAACTATAGAAGAGATGTTGGGGATGTACGTCGACCCGGCCGGGGAACGTAGTTTCAGCGAGATATATCCTGGTTTTGCAGCTTCTCAAGCTGGTTACGGAATGCCAACAGTGCAGCAAGCTTATCAACAAGCAGCTGCACCTTTGCAAACGCAATACAGTATGCAACTTCCTAATCTACTTAAAAATGTTCCTGGAGATGTACTGTCTGGGACTGGTATGAACTACCAGACCCCTCAGGAGTTCTTACAGAGTCTTGCTAGTGGTGGAGGGCGTGTATTAGGCGGTTCTGATCTCTTTGGTTCATTGCAGAATATTGGTCAAGCTTTATCAATGGATCCTACATCTCAAAGCTTTATGGGCATGGACCCAAATCAGCAACTTAAAACAGAGATGTATCAGAGTCTATTTGGAAAACCTGCCCAGCAAATAAGCGCATTTGCCCAGCCGTTCCTTATGGCTACTAGAGGAGCCCCAGAAGCCCGAAAAGCATTGACTGATGCGATATCCCGGGCAGGAGCTAGATTTGGATATCAGAATCCGCTAGGAGTAGATGGTCAAAGCTTCTTGCCGTGGGCCTTAGAACAGAACTTAATGGGAATCAAGGGTATGTTCACTCCTGGTAGTACAAGACAGAACCCGGGCTGGCAGAAGCCTTTAGCTACAGCTCCTGGTGTATTCTCTCAGCAATTCTGGGATAGTCCTCAGGGCATGAAGCGTCAGGAAGTAGACCTTGATCTTGGCATCTAAGAGTCTGGAGAGTATCTAATGGCTACCAATCCATTCCAAGATTTCATCAGTGGTGAGACCTTAGGATCTCAACCCAAGCTCAGCTATATGGCTAAGCTTGGGAGCCAGAGGCCAGAAGGGTTCGATCAGACTGAAGAAGCCAAACGCCAGGAAGAGATGTTTGGCAGTCCTTTTGGGACTAGCCCGGCATCGAAACGGTACTTCCAGGGTCAGTTCCAGAACATCTACAACGAATTCCTGGGTCTCCAGGGCCGTGCTCTGCAGGGAGGTCAATTGCCATCCCAGACTTTCAGCCAGTTCCTGGAGCAATTCCCGTTCACACAACGGTACTCGGCATTGCCACCAGAGATGAGCGGACGTGGAATAAGCGGATTCGCACCTAGAGTCAAGTTCTCGTATCTATAGATGGTTACACAACCACCACAACCTACCCCTGATCCTTTCATGGAAATGGTTATGGAAGAACTCCGTAAGCAAACGGAGACTCTTCCATTAGCTCCCCCGGGAGCATCTCCAACTCCGATGCCGCTTCCGTTATCGCCTGCTGGACCAACTACAGTACCCGGGGCGCCAACCGGGGAAGACCGGTTACAGCAGTTGATACGTGAAGCTGCACAAAGACGAGATGGTGCACAACCATCTGCTCCGATTGCAGCGCCTGATCCCAAAGCAGCAATGGATGCATTCATAGCTATGCAAGGCGCTGCACCTCCTGATCTTGGCATACCTGAGTTCATGCCTACAGTAACACCAAGGCCACGATTGACTCCTCAACAGCATGGAGCTCGTCTTCAAGAAGACGTCATAGCTCCTTGGGAGTTATTGGATGTATTTTCGGAGACAGGGTGGGAGCTGACAAAACAGATCCCTAAGATTGCAACTGGTCGTTGGGATGAATTAGAAGCACCTACACTATTCAGTCAAGAGTCCTACTTGGCAGGCGAGAAAGCTTCTATAGAAGCTTTCCAGTCTCGACCATGGTGGCAGCAGATCATTCTAGGGATTGCATTTGATCCATTTGGACCACCTATAGGTGCGGGTACAGCTGTTGCTACTACCAGGGGTTTGTTGAAGTTAGCTACTAGAGGAGTAGTTAAGGGCGCTGGCAAAATACCTTTCAGAAGCCGGCAATTAGCTGTAGAGCTTCTAGAGGAAACTGAAGATGGCATCAAGATCAAGCCTGATTTGGAGAAAGCTAACCCAGAGATCATTCAGGAATCAGTCAACAATATGCCACCCGGGAAGATCGCATTCATCTACGGAATAGCAGATGAAGATGCCGGCGCCTATGTCCGGTTCTTTGATGAAGCAGATCTTGCAGAATTCCAGAGACTAGAAGCTGACGGTCTGGGAGTCATACAGTACAAAGGTCAGAACAATGTAACTGATCGCTTCCGTACTTACCGGGAACGTGTCAACCGGATGAAGATGGACGAGGAAGCTGCAGTTCCATATGAACGAGCACCAGGTCCGGAGGTGGTTCCAACACCGGCTCCTGGAGCAGCTCCTCAACCAGCTCCTACGCCAGCTCGTGCACCAGCACGAGCGGATCAAGAGCCGTTATCTCTAGCAGAACTTGAAGATGAATATATAAGACTGGACCCACGTGTCGGTGAGTTAGAGCAACAAGCAGTTGCTGTTGGCGAACAATTCACTACTACCAAACGTCGATGGTTGAACTCCTTTAACGCTTTCTTCAAACAATATGATGACAAGTATGGTCAAATCCAAAATAGCGTTTTAAATAGATTGTTCCCGACTCTAAGGTTAGCTAAAGGTGGTCGTAGTTCATTTGAAGTATTAGACCCTCTTGCTGACGAGTGGAACCGTCAACTGACTATTCCTCTAGACACAGGTCCTGAAGGTAAAGTTCTTATTGACAATGTTATCGAGGCTATAAGGAGCGAAAGAAACCAACTAGCTGATGCTATAGCGATAGAAAACGAAGCTAGAGCTGTCAAACAAGAATTTACTCAGATCAAACGTCGGATGAGGGGTCAAGGGATCAAAGAGGGCGTGGGAGCTATCGACCAACCTCGTCTACGAACAGAAGGGGTAGTCGACGAGTTTGTTGCTGATCAAGCACGTCTGAATATCACAGAGATAGACGGTCCAAGTGGCTATCTTGCGCTACCGATACAAATGGCAAAAGAGAATAATCCAGCACAATTACTTCATCCATTTGGACGTCTTGTACGGTACCAGGGCAATGACCCAGATGGTGTAATGGATTCTGGTGTTCGAGAAGCATGGGAAGCTTGGATAGACCAATTAGGCACTGTCTACAATGATTTAGTTGGCACAGATGATGTAGCTGCTCGGTTGGTATTGAAGATTGATGACGGTCTACAAGCGATCCCGATCGATAGTTTGCCTACCAGACAGGTTATGAAAGAGCTTGATAATCTTCTGGAGTCTATTCGTAACGGGTTAGATTACACTCCTCCGGGAGGAGCAGCCCCGTCGCCCGCAGCAGCTCCAACTCCAGGGGAAACTCCAGGCCCTGTTACGGACTGGCTTCCTATCGAAGAACCACTCATATTAGATCTAGAGACTGGCCTCTTTAATGGAGCACCATTAGCTCCCGGGGACATCCTGATGAGAACTGGGATGCAACGTGGTGGGTGGACACCTGAAGAGGCAGCAGATTATGGCTATCTAATAAGAGTTCTAAAAGTAAGTACAGATGATCCTATTACACATGGAAACCTAGCGTCTGGTGTTACCTGGTCACAGAAAGACCCCCGAATGCGCTCAGGTTTCGTTACCTATGAACAGTTAGGCAAAGAGACTGGACTACCTGAAAAAACTTTTTCGCTAAGTCTAAATCCTTTAGCCAAAGCAGACCGTAGCCTTGGTCATATGTACAATGAGGTCTACCGTGTCTCGCGAAGTACACCTACTCCCCCGTCTCCAGCAGCAGCTCCTAGAGTCAGGGTAGTTCCTGAAGATAAGCCACGGCGAGTAAGGATAGTAGAAGAACAGCCTCATCCAGCAGAGCCAGTCATCATACCATCTACACCTAGCACTGCTGCTACAGGAATCCATCGTGTTTACCATGGTACTTCCCAGGTCTTTGATGCTTTTACAGAAGGTGCCCAGAGTATAGATTCTTTATATGGTCCTGGAGTTTACTTAACTGAAAATTCCTCGGTCGCTTCTAGGTATGCTGTTACTACAGGTACTCGTGGGCCCGTGCGTAATTACAGTGGTCAGGCTATAGATGCTACAACTGGCAGAGTTCTTAGTG